CCAAAGCTTTCTAAATTCGACGCATTAATTTCTACTAATTCACCTAGTTTTAAAAATGACATTCGTATTAGCTCCCAGACTTTTTATCTTTATTTTGTTCTGCTGGCTTGACAGATTCGGAACCTTTCTTAATGCTACTCTTTCTGGCCTCTTCAGATGAAGAATCCTGATCAACATTAAGTATTTTTCCATCGCCACCACGTTTGATAAACATTTTTTCTCCAATGAGAATTACAATTTCATATATTTAGATAATAAATTATTGCCACAATTTTCAGATTTATTGGCAACATGTGCCCAGTATATTCTAAAATATACTATTATTGCTAGATCTTCCTATCTGTTTTCATCCTCGTTAAGCTGATTTTGTCTTTCATTGTATAAATCAAGCATAAGCGGAGTTTGTTTTTCGATCTTCATTTCAAGGTCTTTACTAATACTATCTGTCCAGTTTTTTCCTAAAATGTTAGTTTGTAAGTGTGTTTTTAATCTCTCATCAATAATATCATTAAGATCATCGCAGTCTTTTTGTATTGTTTCAATAACAGAAACGGCATCCTTTACGAAAGTTTTAGATTGAAAATCAGAAAATAAATCAGCGAAATCATTAACTTGTTTTTCAATATCTTCAATGGCTGCAATGAAAGATTTCATAATTTTGACCGTCTGAGTATCGGAAGCAAACGTCTGCATAATTGTAATGCACTTAAAAGCAATTATTTTAAAATTGTTAAAATTATCGATAACCTTATCTCTAAATCTACGAAGAGCAGCTCTAAACTTCAATACTTGTGCAGTATCTATATCACCATTATCTTTGAAAGGTGTCTTCATAATATCCAAATGATCAGATGCCGCTTTAAGAAGCTTCTGAGCATAATTAAAGCATAGCAATGCCTTTTCAGCTTGAGCTTTTTCAAGATCTGATACTTCATATGACATTTGGATTGCGAATATTTTCATAGTTTAACCTTAAATTGTATTAACGAACCCTCCACCGTTTTCGATAGGACCAGACCCTTTGATACCTGCGTCATTGTCGTATAATCCAACTTGTGGAATTTGATCTCCTTCAGAGATAGACTTATCATTATAGTTTTGCTTTGTTACAACATTTTGTCGTGTCGGATACTGATCATATGCGTAATCATAACCATATTGATGATTAGGATCTAACTGTGGAGCAAAGCTTTTTACATCTGCACTATCGATAGTCGATGCAGCTTCATCTCTACTATTATCCGCGATATCCCAAGTAGAATTGTTATCTTTATGATTATCTTTACAAGACTTATTTATAATTTTCTCATAAAATTTTACGACACTTGGGTCTAACCCAATGCCAAATCCTAGTTTCTTGGCTTCAGCAATAGCTCTTTCATAGGAATATCCCATGTATTGGCATTGATACATCGCCACAACCATTCCAGTTCTATCCTTGCCATGAAGACAATGAACGTAGGTTGGACCACCATCAATTAATAATTCGTGTAAATTATAGCTGAGAAGCCTTGCTATTGGTTCAAAATCCTTCATATTGATAGGAATTATGATATGTTTAATTCCCAATAGTTTACATACTCTATTGATTCGTTCGCCACACTTTTGATCTAAACTAACAATTTTTTTAATACCATATACATCATGAAGAACGTTTACATCTTTGATAGATGGGCATGATCCTCGGTATAAACCTTTAGTTATAAGTCTAAATCTATCTAACATGTTATCTCAAATTAGCTACTACATTGTTTATAACAGCCCTTATATATTGAGGTTCATTACCAATTAATACATTTTTTACGAAAGAAATTGATTGCCCTATTGAAGACGATGCCGGCATTTGTTTGCCACCAAGAACGTTTTCATCCAAAAAATAAATCTTTCTCAATACCGTGTGTAGGGCTTTTGCTCTTTTATCAGGATCAACTCTATTGAGCGTGAATTTGATAATGTTGGCTAGATATTGACCAGCAAGCGGAGCGTCGCCCAAGTCGGAAGCATTAGCAACTTTTTCAACTTTCAATTTCAATGGATGTAATGAATTGAATAAATCAACCGCAAATATAAGCGCGATTTCTCCAGCCTTTACAACATCATTGTTAATTAACATATCGAAGCACATTTTATAAATTAGTAAGAACTCTCTAACGGTTTCCTCGTCACATTGCTTTCTTAAATCTCTCATGATTGCAGAGTAAGAAAAATCATTTAAATCCGTTAGATCGATTTTATCTGATGATGTTTTACGAATAGAAAATTTATTAGCACCAGCCTGTCTCAGACAAGAGGTGCAGTAATTATCAGTTAACTCAATTAAATTATCTATTTGATTCACCAGCGAATAATCCTTTTACAATTTTTGAGTCTCTGGTGCTAAGGAAAGTATCTTTCAAAATACCAGATTCATCAACCTCTGTAACTGTTCTGATTGCTCTTTCATTAAGACAAACAATATTACCTAACTTTATATTTTTTGTGTTTTGATCCATATACGCACAATTCAAAACTAAACATTCTGCATATGCTGCAACAATTTTGCCAATTAGGACTGCGGCGCACTTTTGAGTGCTATCATCGTATTTGACATCCTCGAAAGTGTCTCCAACATATATTTCAACTATCTTACCTTTCAAAACTTTAGCAAGTAGTTCTGCAAGCGTAATGTCTTCACCTGCACCATTTAATTCGTCAATTACTTTTGTGAAGTCTCTTTCTTTACTCATTGCAGTCCTATTTGATAAATTTTAAGTGGAATTGTCTATACGCTAACTGCGCCAAATCAATATCTAATTCTTGATAGTTAGATACTTTATTGGATAATACTTTTGTTTTTACATCGACTCCGCCGATTTTCTTAGTTGCTAACTTGAATGCGCCTGCAATTGAGCTTGATAGTTGATTAACGGCTTGTTTACAAATCTCTTCTGGGCCATGGATTGAACATAATACTTCTACATTTTCTTTATCTGTATGAATCGTTGCATCTGATTGGGTTTCTTCATCAAGAGCCAAACACAAAATTCTTGCAAATTCCAAAGAATCAATTAGATTACTCGATTTAACTTGAATTACAATATCATTTTTAGGTAAGAATTTTTTATATGTAGCCTTCTTAACTAACTTATCATTCACATTATCTTCAGATAAAGCCGATAAAAACGAATTGAGATACTGATTTATTTGATCCATTGGTTGCGCACCCTCATGTGGAGTAGTGGTGGCAACAGCTTGGCCTTTATCGAAGTTCCCGCTTTGGGCTCTTTGGAAGCTATCTGATTTATTGAAGGCATCGTATGAGCCAGTTAAGCCAGCAGTATACCCTTTTTCATCAGCGGTATAGTATCCACTTTGTTTTAGTGATTTAGAAAACGCCGCAGGATCGCCTTGCATTATGGTATTCCAAACTTTCCCGCCAGCACGATTATGAAGATTTTTTAGATAGTCTTCTGTGGCAGTTTCCAAATCAGGATAGGAACGAAATCTCATAGTCTGTGCTACCCATTTTCCTGGAGACACTTGCTCTTGAAGCTTCATATCGTTGCCATTTTTATCTTGATGAATAAAGAAATCCCAACCATCTCCAGGAGAATGCGTAATGTTTCCAATATTATAATTAAACATCGCATTTCTATGGGCGGTTTCTAAATTGTTTTGAGCAATTAAGAGACCCACTTGTTTTTGAGTTAGATCTATATTATAAAGCTTTTTAGCTGCGGTCATAAAATGCGCAGCCATTTCAGGCTCTGATACTGTAGTTCTAACTGTTTTAACTCTTTGGTCAGCCATTTAGAACCTACTGTGTTAGTGATTTAGCAATAGCTAATAAGCGCTCACTAGTTGGTTTGTCTGTTTTTTCAATTGTTTTTGCAAATCTCAAAATTTCCAAAGACAATACCGCAGGGTTTCCATTTGAAAGTTTTGTAATTTTGTCAATGAATTCTTGTGTAGTGATAGTTGGAACTCTTGGTGGAGGTGGGAAAGATGGATTTTCTAGATCATATTCCTTTAAATTTTGCTTGGCTTGTTCAGGATTGATTGATACTGGAGGTGGATAAGTGGATAAAGGTGCCTTTGCAACCGGCTTAGGTGGTGCTGGTGTTGTTGGCGCAGTTGCTACTGGACCTGTCTCCTTAGCAACGGGAATGACAGATTGTGGTGGATCGGAATCTCTTGTTGGAAATACCTTTGGAGAATTTAAATCTTCTTTCAACGAATCTGTAACGGATTCCACACCAGATGGTGGGCCACTGTCCATGACAGTATCTCTTACTGGTACAGCATTTGGGTCTAATACGACTGGAACTTCACTTGAAGTGGCGGGGACTGCACTTCTGGCAGCATCGCTTTCAGCTTTTCTTTGTTCGGAGTCTCTTTGAGCATCAATATATTTCTTTACTGCTCCATTGAAATATTCACTAAACGCAGCATCATAGGCACCGAACTTAGCAATAAATGTATCAGATAGCTTAATGTAATCTTCAAGCTTTCTCGTTGCTCTAAACGTAGCTAATTGTTTGAATGTGGATAGGATAAGATTTAGAAACATTTCAGAACGATTAAGCATTCTTTCTGTTTGACGCTTGAGTTCTTTAGCTTCTTTAGGAAATCTTTGTTCCCAGTGTTTTAACGATTTACCACGATCACTTGTTATGTTATGCCACCAATCTTTAACTCCGGCTTCTTTTGACATACCATCATCAGCTTTACCCGTGTCAGCTTTTTTTGCGACAGGCTTTGCTTTGAATCTTTCAGGCATCTTATTGAAGAGGAATTCTTTGTGTTCGTTATCTAATTCGCCAAACAAAAATTCATTGTGAACGGCGTGAGCCTCTCTATTTAACTTTGTAAGTTCTAATTTAATCTCATCAATTCTCTCATGAAATTTTCCCAAATAAGAAATACAAGTCATGTATTCACGTCTGTTAAAGTTGCTCTTTGCAACCTTTAACATGTCTTTGAGATCAATGGCCTTTTCTCTGGCGTCATCATCTACTTGACGCAAGGTATCCATCAATCTTGTGAATTCGGGACTAAATACGCCAGATAATGCTTCGCCCGGCGCATTTAATTTTTCTCTTATTTTATTGAAAACTCCACGTCTCTGAGCAATTTTATTCATAGAATATCCTCATGCCTGCTTTTAACAAAATAATGCAGTAATATCCCCAAATACAATAAGTTAGTGTATTAATTTATATAATTACTACTTTGGGGGAGGTCCGCCCGGAGGCGGGCCTGGTGGTGGGGGTGGGCCTCCAGGGCCTGGTCCTTCACCACCACCCGGTGGACCTGGCGGTGGGCCACCTCCGCCAGATGGCGGTGGAGGTGGTGCCGATAACCCTGGCAATCCCATATCAGGGGCTCCAGGTGGCATGCCACCTGGTGGAGCGCCACCAGGAACTTCACCTGGAACCGGAGCTTCACCCTGAGCATTCTGTCCGGGCTTTGGAGCAATTTCAGGAATTTCATCTTCATCGTCAAGGGCACGAAGTTCATTAAGATCCATCGCCGCAAGTGATGCTGATTCTTTTTTAAAGATAGCTGCTTGAATAGCTTCTTTACGAAGTTTTCTCTGCTCGTCTTCATCTTCAAGGCCCATTGATTTATATAAGGTACTCAAAGAAACTCTAGCAGATGAACCTTCTGCGGCTGGCTGTGTTAATGTAACAAGCTGTGTAATATAGTCCCCAGTGTCGAATAATGACATGTGGTTCCAATCAACTTCTGGAACGATCAAATGCTTTTCGGTTTTTGATCCGCCTTGCTTGTATTCGTAGAAACCCTGAATCTTTGAAATTGGTGCGAAGATTTTTCTTCTCAACCAATTCGACAACATGTTTCTAAATTGCATATATCTTTGACGTAAAACATCTAGGGCAACGCCAGCGTTAGCATAGGTTGTATCTGCCCCACCATCCATAACAGAAGATGGAACCTGAAGCCCAACGTAAATTTCTTTTATTAATTGAGTAATATCACCAGAGATATCATAGATGCCTTGGCTTGAACCAACTCTCTCAATAGCGATACCTGCATGAGAAAAAATCTTAAAATCTTTATCATACTGAGCTTGTTCGAAAAGCTCTCTCCACTGCTCAAGATCAGCGTGGGATGGATGTAGTGCATCTGCACCTTCCCCACCAATCTTAACAAGAGTTAATGGGTTAATCATATTATCTGCTTGCGCAAACTTTGACTCTCTTAACTTATCAAATAACATTAATTGTCTGAAAATACAAACAGGCAAACCAGTACCTCTAATTTCGTATGGACTAATTTTTCTAGCCAAATGCGATACATGAAAATTGTCAAGAGGAATGTTATCACCTCTCTTAACTGAATCAATTATATGACGATTCAACTTCTTTCTTTGCTCAATATCAGCTGGCTTATTAGATTCTACAATTTGTTTTAAATTAAGATCTGGCTTCAACATGATGATTGGTTCGTTCGCAATAACTGTGCGATTTACAATCATGAAGTCTGGGTTTTGAATCATAAGGCGACTCCACTTTCCCTTATTATTGTCAAGCTCAGCATAAATAAATGCTTCTCCAAGCAGCCAAAATTCTTGAGCAATCTGAACGCAAATGTTCATAAGATCGATTTCTTCAATCATTTCATTGAAGAATTTTTGTACTTCAACGTTGTGGCATTTGATTTGCAATTTGCTAATCGGATAGGTACTATGAAGATTGATTGCGTTATGGACAAATGGATTTAACGCATAGAATGCGCGACACCAAGCGTTAATTGTGGCTCTATCTCTTGGAAGATTCTGATTGCTGCTTAGCCAAAGAGGAGAATATACTTCTGAAATTTGTTTTACTGTATTGCTTGTGCCACCAAATCCAACATTTCCGCTTGAAAGAGTTTGTGCATTTTTCTTAATTCCACTACCACTGGCGGTGACAATGCCGCTGGTTGTTAGTCCATCGTCATTGAGTTTTGGTCCAGTGCCATCACGAAAGACTCCAGCGCTGACTTCATCTTGTAGGATGCCGCGGCGTACTTCAGATACGCCTTTGACCATGAGGGCACTCACTTGTGGGGCGGTATTTCTTCCGATAAGGAACTCATTTGATTTTGAAGATCCTTGTGGGATAGAGAATGTTTGTTTGAATTTTTTCATTAATCTCCGGCGAACGATACCTATATGCTGTATATTTAATATATCAATAAGATCAGGAATATATTAAATTCTGCGCTTTATATACCCAGCTACTGCCAGAGGCTTGCCCTTGTTCTTCAAATTAGCATTCACCAAAAATGGATTGGTAACAGTAAAAGCTTTAGTTGCGATAAATTTATAAGCAATATAAGCATTCAATAAAGCCATGAGTCCATCGTTTGGTGTGGTTCCTTTGACATAATGTATGGATGGATCTCCGAATCTGGATGTAACTGGCTTGATATCCATACTTGCACAATGAGAAACTAACCAAGCTATTTTCTCAAAATCACCGTATGGGAATCTGATCATACCTTTTTTCATTTGCTCAAATAGTTCGCCAATGTAGTAATCCCTTTCAAACATTAATTCTTTAGGAAATAAGTCCTTATGGAATTGTATTTTGCCATTTATTTTATTATGGGCTCTTGACACAAGATACTTGTCGCCATACTCATTATGTAGATCGGAAGAAAAATCGTTTGAGAATCCAATATCCCCGATAGCCAATTGGACGCCGTATTGACGCATGATATGATCAATAATATCTTTTTTACTCTTTGGGTCATTCTTTGGAAATTTGTAACAATAGTCCACCGATAATCGATTTGTTCCCTGAGATGTAAGGAGCACAGCTGTAGTATAGGACTGCCCTGTCATTTTACTTTTATTAGTATTAGCCATTTGATCTATGTCTGAACGGGCACCATAGTCGATTCCCAATGTCACGATTAAATCTTCGGTTGGTAGGATACGAGCGCGAAACTTTCTACCAATATCTCCACCCAATTCTCTTATTTGTTCTATGGTTATAGGGCTAGAGTCGCCTTGGAAGAATTCTCCCAAAACTTCGTTTTGGTAAACCCTTTCTGTATTGATTGGGTGGATACCTGGCTTTTCAGCAATGATTCTTTCTTTTGGAAATCCTGGCATGTATAATTGATTGATATGGAATCCAACCATACCACACTCACTTTCATCCTTGGGACTAACCCATTTTCCTCGCTCAACAGCCTGATTTTTATCTTGTTCATGCCCACAATCAGGACATTTAACAACGAATGTATGAATCCAAATTTTTTCCCAATCATCGCTACCAGGGGTATAGAGAGGGAAAAACTTTTCGCATTTTTCACAACCCAAGTGATAATACTGTTGATTTGATGTTTCCCAAAGGTTATAAAAATCTGAACCCTTTTTCTTAGGGGTTCCGAAATAAACTTGGACGCCGTATCCTTTTGGTCCGTATTTTGACTGGGAAAGAATTTTGGTAGCATTTAAGATAGCTGCGCCTGTTGTGTCTTGACACTCGTCGAAGAACAACATGTCTGCGGTTCTACCTCTGATTCTATCCGCATCGATACCTACAGATTCAATCCATAAATGGTTTCCATTTATAAATTGTTTAAAACTTAGCGAGTCGGTTGTAGAGCTAGTTTGATCTAGTCTCTTTTGCATAAATGATTTTGGTTTGGCAGATTTTACAACGCGATCTTCATCACTAATGGATGAATTAGAAATCATTGGATTTAATGTAGTTTTAGAATAAGATGCAGCCATTTCCAATTGAGGGAATGCATGCATGACTCTTACGGATGGTCTTCCGCCTGTGCCGAAACCATCGGAGCCCATGAAATACATTTCGAGGGCAGCCGCCATAATCGTCCCTCCGACTTGACGTCCCTTGACTAGAATGACTGGCTTACCATTTGGTTCTAAGGCCTTGATTCCAATGTATCTATAAATATCAGCAAATGGCTTATAACCATTCCCATGCAATCTGAATGGATTTCCATCCAGTGTTAAATGAGATTCTGCGAAAGTAACTGGATCAAGATCCAATATTTTACTTTTTATTTCTTTAAATAAATCTTTATCGAGAGACAAAATGTTCCTATTATTTGTTTACCGTTGGTGTGAGACCATGAAGAGCATCATCATTAGATGGATCAGAATCCTCATTTGTAAAGATAGGTAGCTTGCCTAAATCTCTAAAACTCATATCTTGATCTGGATGCTTTTGTTTAACTTTAATATTTAAATTATTTAGGAAACGAAGAAAATCCTCATCATCCCAAGATGAATCATCAGTAACGTCGTCACGATGAATTGATCTTAATTTATCCACGATAGCAGGGATTGGTAAATTTCCATTGGTTGCTTCAATATAATTTTCGGCAGTCTGAGCCAATTGAGGAGCCATCTCTAAGATTTTGATTTTTTTACTTTTTTTTTCAGGTTCCTGAGCTTGTGCTTGGGATTGAAGTTTGAAAAAAGCAGTTAATCCACTTCTTTCTTTCATATCATTAACAGCATCTTCGACGGAAGAAAATTTTGGCTTTGTGCCCATGATTGATGAAATTTGATCGTAAATGGATCTATCAGCCTTTCCTTTGGATTGAGTGCTTTGTTTTTCTAAATTTTCGGCAAACTCATTCATCCAAGTAGGAAGACGATCGCGTCTTTCAACGTCATATGATTCGCGAGTAATTACTGGCATTGATCTTGATCCGTTTTTTTTCATGATAAATCCTTAGGCTTGGTAATTGGCAGCCCAATCAAAGTTATCAGAAGATGTTGGATCAGAATCTTCATCAGGAAGATATCCTCTGTCACGACGAATTGGATAGCCCATATCGGCAAATAATTGAAGACATTCAACTTTTTGTTTGTCATCAAACTTGTATTTTTCATCAAACTTCTTGAACATATCTTCAATATCATGACCGCCAGAAACAGATCCGTTAATACATGTTCTAACAATGGCAGAGATGAAAAGTGGAACCGTAACAACAATACCGCTTATCCCAGGAATCTTTTGCGCTTCTTTAACTAAACCAGTTTCAGAATCAGCATCAGCCTTCTTCTTTTTCTTACCACTCTTCTTTGATTTTGAAATTTTATCGATACGCGCATTTAACATCTCAATTCCATTATCAATTTTAGCTCTAACTTCTTCAACTTTGTTGGCATCTAATTCGCCATCAACGTCCATTCTCATGGCTTTTGAGATTTCATTATCAAGTTTTTGAAGATAGGAGAGTGCTCTCTCTACGCCGGAAGTATCATATCCTGAGTGCTTTGGTACGTCACTGAGACGTTCTTGGACCCAAGTAATGAATCCTGTTGCGCCCTTTGATTGCCAATCCCACTTTGGCGCAACCTTGGATTTTTTCTCGTCTTCAGCTTTGCTTTCGTCTTTTGGCTCTTCTTCATGAACTTCAAGACTTTTTTCCATTTCTGGATCGAGGCGATCGACGCCTGGTAGCTCAGCGATTTCAAACTGAACTTCGCCCGGATGCTCTTCGGCAACTTCTAAAGATGGCTCGGCACCTTGCATAACTTCTTGTAATACTTCTGGATCATGCATTTCCATAACGGTCTCTGGAGTTGGAGCTTGTGGATAAATTACTACATGCTCGCCAGATTCATTAGGATCAATCACCATAGGTGATTCCTCTACGACTAAATCTTCCATCATCTGTGCTGTTGCCTGTAATGACATAAATACCTCTAAATTATTGAACTTTGTCTTTTATATACCGTAATAATAGCAAACTACGATATTAGTATGTAATTTATCAAAAATAATTATTTCTTTTCTTTGACGTAATGGTTATCTAAAACCCCATAGTATAGATTAGTTACAGGTTTATTCTCGAGATCTTCCTGTGGAATGATGCCATCATTTAATCCCAGTGGGCCAAGTGGTTCGGATGGGTTCCATGGCATTTCAGTTACTTGATCTTCTAATGGGTCATTGATATGATTCTTATCGACAGCTGTCTTTGCCAAGATGGCAAATAACATTTTTCTTCTGCCGCGGATTTTTTCAGCTCTCTTTTTCTTACGAAAGTCAGATACGCTTTTATAGTCATCCATGTGTTGATAGAGGCCTGTGCCTGGTCCAACGTCAGGGCCAGGAAGCTTATATGTATCGTAATTTCTAAACAATACACCCCTCGCTTTTGTTAAATTCTGATCATTCCCTGGATCTTTTTTATATTTTGGCTTTCCCGGGGTGGGATCATTTTCATGATTACCACTCTGGAAATAACATTTTCTAATTAAATTTTCATTCATTATTTTGCCGTTATTCGTTTTACATAATATGGATAAAGTTCTTTGGTTATTGGAATTTGGTTCCATAGACCCATCTCATCTAGTAAGTAAGTTGTTCTCGTTGGATTTACTGCAATTGCTTTATTCAATTTTTCAGCCAACGCTCTATCTGAAGCAAATCTCATGGAATCAGGATGTTGCTTTATCCATTGCATCAAAGCAGGATCAATGTCAAAATCCAATTTGGCGGCTAAATAAATTGCTCTGACAACTCTATTTTTATTGGATAGCAACGTAATTTCAGGAGATAGGCAGGTTCTAATTACCTTACTATTAATGTCTTTAAATCCACGGTTGGTTGGATCAAGAATCTGTCTTAAATCCAAAGTCATAAGCAAAGCATTACAAGTAAAATCCCTACTAAACAATTCTCTTTGCATAGGGGTTGGATTTTCTATTTTTAATTTTTGCAAATACTTATCAATTTCTGGGACAATGAAATTAGATGAAAAATCTACCTTGAATCCACCGATGAAAATAGAGCTGTGCCCATCATCCATAACTTTTGTTTGGATGTTGAACTTTCTATTCAATGAAACAGATGTTTCCTTAGAAAGCATATGAACTGACTCATCACCAGTTGTGAGATCAATATCTTCTATTTTGTTTAATCTACCCAAGATTTTATCACGTGGAGTCCCACCGCAAATAAATGGTGTAGATATTTGGCGTCTCTTAGCTACATTAGTAATTAACTTAAGAAGATCTTTTAGTTTCATTCATCTCCCGATTACCTTGCGGGAGCGGCTGGTGGAGCCGCTGGCGATGCTGCTGGAGGCGCTGGAGGGGCGGCGTTGGTGGTTTCCACTGGCCCGCCCAAGTCTTCTTCAACTTCAAGTTCTGGCTCTGGTTTAGCCGCTTGACCAAGTTGAGACTCTTCTTGTTGTTTCTTCATTTGCTTCTTAGCTTTATCCTTGTCTTGATCTTGTTGAAGCTTATTCTTGGCAGCATCTAGCTCAGGAGTTGATGGAACTGCGTTTTGATTTTTCAAATCAACTGGGTTCGTTTGTGTCAAACCACGTAATCTCGAAATGATACCATCAAGACGAGTAAGAATATATTGATTTGAATCTAGCGATCTGGTAGTTGCTTCTGCAAGTTCTGGGAAGAATGTTCCAATTCCTAAATGATTTAACATCATGTCAACAAGGGATAATTGTCTTGGCAATTCTCTCGTCTTATATATTTTAGCTAAATCTTCAAGTTTTGTGAGAGCGTCCTCAATTTTAATACCTTGGAGCATTTGATCCATTTTTTGGTCAAATGCAGTTGCGGCTACGACTTCTGGATCCTCTGCCACTTCAAGTGGTTGGTCTTTTCCAACTGGCGCTTTTTTAGTTGCTGCTGGTTTTGGTGCTGGTGGAGCGGGCTCTGGTGCCGCATCTGGTGGTGGAGCATCGGGAGCCGCCTGTGCTTCAACAATCCAGTCCTCAGCTTCTTGAACTTCTAATTCATCGTCCTCTGCTGATTCAGCATCGGTTTCATCTTCGTCACCAGCAAGACCATCAAGAAACCCTTTCATACCCGGGCTAATTGGTTTTTCAGTTTCCCCAGGTAGTTGTGAATTCGTTGGAGAATTATTTGGCATAGGCATTTGCCCAGGAGCTTGTCCTGGAACTGCCCCAGGTAATCCGCCGCCTGAAGTCATTGGGTTATCTGGTTGGGATGCAGATAGTGCGGCATCATCAGCAAGTTTAAATAGATAATCGGATGCTCTAGTAAAGCCTTTCTTCGTGAGGATATTTGCCTCACGGATAATCATATCCTCGTAAAGTCTCGTTGATGTTGTAATCTTATTTACAGTATGAATCTTTTTCTTAAGTTCATAAATAATGTGCATAAGCGTTTCAAATTCATTTCCGGCAAATAATTGTCCTTCTTGAGAGCGCAATAATTTTTCAGCTGAATCTAGGCGGCTTACAATTTTATTTCTTTGCTTTTCGATTAACTCTCTTTTTTCTTCATCATGGACTAATGAATTGGATTTTGGATCTTTTGCAAAATCGATGTCATCACCGACTGATCTTTCTTGTTGGATTGGGAGAAAGTAACCAGGCTTATTATCATTGGCCCAGTAGGATACTTGGGCAATTTTGGTGCGAGCGGGCTTTTCCTCAGCTTCAGAATATTTCTTATGAGCTTTTTCCTCATAATATTTTATCCAATTTTTAAAGTCCAACTGTTCCATTTTATCCCATCCTGCTATAACATTTTGTAGAGCGGCTGATTTTTCTTCACCTTTATGGACGCGATAGTATATAGTTTTTACCGCATCAACCCATTTATCGGTCTTTCTTGGAGATGGATAACTTATGTAATTATCATAATTTGGGTAGGATTTCTTATAAGATGTATCTGTATTTGGTAATGCCTTCTTATTCATTATCGCCGCCATTCAATTTTTTACCAATTGTTTCCGTGATAATTTTTGCTTCAGATAGCCTAGCCTCCGTTGTTTTTTCTTTTTCAGTTGGAAGTGTTAATCTTTCAATTTTCTCAGTAAACTTTTCCATGAAACGCATCGATGATTCAATATCAATTTCTGATAAAGTTTCACGAATAGCCTCATTAATTATTTGAACCTGTTGGTCAACGTGCTGAACTGTGACATTATGCTGAATAACCTGATCTGGAGCCCCAAGAACAATCTTATTGAATCGCTCCAAATTACTACCTAATAAGTCGAACCATTCAATAAGAACTCTATCATTTCTTGATATGTCTCGCGGGTCTTCTTGAAGAGCGTCGAACACCTGCCCAACTCTCACTTCAATTTTCTCAATCATATTTCTAAGCATATGCTTAATGTCAATTTCCTGAGAAGCTAATTCAATCATCTTACTTTTGTAAGTAACATTACCCTGAACTGCTAACATCAAGTCGTCTTCGGTAGAAGTTGCAATAGCTTGTTTAGTTTTTGATAAATCTTCTTTAATATAAAGTAATACTTCCAAATAATTGTCAGCAAATGATTTTAATGATTTCTCAGCGATAACAAACTTGGCTTCGCTAACATTTTGATATTTAGCTTCTAACCATTCATGAATATCTTTTGCACTAATCCCAATGACAAGCTTAGCTATTATTTCCTTTTGATCAGGATGTTCTAATATTTTTTTTAGTGCATTTTTGTTGTTCATAAGTTTTCATTTTAGCTTTTGAATACATCAAAGCCGTTAAGTCGTGTTTCTCTGTTATCGAATTGATTTTGTGGCGTTGGATAAGAATCTGGGGTTTGAGCAGATACGTCGCCACCAGGGACTTTATTGCCTTTTTCATCGGTATAGCCGGTTTGATAATTGTATACCTTCTTGTCAAGATCGCACTGCCACATAGAATCGCCTACACGGGCCATTTGTGCGCCAGCATGATCAGGACATGTTCTTGTACTTAGTGGATGTTCCATCATACGATATTCTTTCATATATGGACTCTTATCTAAAGCTTCATTGGTATCAGCCACTTTGTTTTGCTCATCGAGAGATTTTTTTGTATCTTCATACTTTTGCTTCAAAGTATCAATTTTTTTTTCCTCACCCTCTTTGAATCTAGCTGCCCATTGAGGCGGAGCCGCAATCGTAAGTAATAATTCGTCGATAGCTGATGCGCTTTTCATTAATTCTGGATTACCAGACTCATCAAGTGCACGAGCAATCTCTGCAAGAGAATCGATTGTAGTTGGGGTGATGGAACTTGGTTGAGCTGGCTCCATTAAATCAACTTCTTGAGCGCCTAACTTGAGAACTTGCGCAGCTTGAAGGCAAGTCTCCGCAACAACTGAAAGACAGTTTTCATCGTATTCGGCAAGTAAAATTGCTTCGTTGTCTGGGTTTTCTAACCAGTTAGCAATAGCAAAAAGCATTTCAGAAATTCTCATATTATTTTCCCTTCTTTGCGTTCTCGTTTTCTTCTAATAATCTTTTCATTAGTTTACCAGGAGTCTCTCTTTTTGGTTTTTTATTGAGAAGACCATTGGTTGGATTTTTCCCAGGACCGTAATCCCAAGTAGGAACGACTGTATCCACTATGCCTTTTAATTCAGGGGCGTCAACAAAGACTCCCTTCAAATCATGAAGATTTAAAATTCTCTTGCTTTCTTTCCAAATGTAATCCTGAATATGTTTGATACCTTCATCCATTTTTAACATTTTAGATCTTTCAACACCCTTCGTAACCAAGCTATTTCTTAATTTATTTAATTCTTCTAACAATCTCGTTGATAAAGAAAAACCCTCTTTCAATGTCAAAAGCTCGACATTTGCCGCAAGATTATTAATTATGTTTTGAAAACTTTTCCAATTGGAATCGAAACTTAATTCAGAATTAAGCTCTTGATACATGGGTAATGATGTTATGCCTGCATGAACTTTGTCATAGGCTAGAATCAACTTATCTTTAAGGATTCTGGTTTTTTCTGCACTGATTGGTTTTCCAAATGAATTATCGCCGAGGCCACCTGAGTAATCGCCCTGCCCAGCATATCTATCATTTAAATATTCTGCGAAACCTAAAATTCCCATTTTCGTTTACCCGAAAATCTTAGAATTCATAAAGAAGGCGCCTTGATAAGTTTCTTCCATACCCTTTCTGTAATTAGGTTGGCAGTTACCATGAGCATCTTGATAAACCTTGTGAAGAGGTAGATTCGTATGTCCACAAATTGGATGCGAACTATTTGCATTCTTGATGATTCTTGAGCAGGTTGGAACTGTTCCAGAAGCAACCTTCTTTACACCTAAGTTGTTGATATAGAGAGCGAAAGCTTCTTTGTAGGCTGATTCATTGCCAGATTGTTGCAAAATATTCAAAGCGTCTTCTGCTTTGGCAAAATTACTATCAATGACTGCGGCTTTGACATTTTGAACAAGTTCGGAAGGATTTAGATTGTGTTGAGGTGAAGTTGCTGCAACAACCTTTGCATCTGCGCTGTTATTGACGAACAAATCACTAATTGTTTCTTTTGTGAAAGAAGCAACTTTGCCATCACAGATTAAAACTTCTGGTGATAAAACTTTATCATTAGCAATTTTTACAGGAACCTTGAATGCTGTCTTTCCGCCGAATAAAGATACTCCGAAGAAAATTGTCTTCTCGTCGCATGCAACAACACTAATTTGTGGGTTCTTAATTCCCATTCCAGCTAATGTTCTAACAACAGCGTCTCTACCATTGTTTAACTTTGCTTCGCCAAACTTGAAGCCTGCGATGCCACCTGGTGATGAAAATTTTGCAGCAAATGAATCTGCCTGTGCAGACTTTGGAACTGCGACGTCAGCTCGGGCGGCTTTGAATGGTTCCAATCCAACAACTCCGCCGAAATCTCCGACGTGTTCTTTTTTGGATGCCATCTTGGTCATTGCCATTTCAACTGAATTAATTACATCTTTACCTGTGGCTTGTTTTGTAAGCACGGCTAAAATGTCCTGTGAACGAACTTTTGATTTTGTCCCAGCGAATGCAATTAAATATTTTTTAATATTTACATGATTCAAATCTTGTGGCCCAGCATTACACATAAATACTTCTGGCTCTACCACTTTACCCTTAATAGTCTCTACCGGGACGAATATACTTGTAACGCCCTTTGGAGTATTATAGTCTGCTTTAACGATAATGAAATTTTCGTTACCCGACTCAACATCTACTTTGGATGCTCTCAAGTTCCACATATCTAAATTAGAAGCTACCGCACGTTTTGCTTGTGCAGCGACATCACTAGAATATGATTTCAATGTATCATTGCCAAAAGCTGCGTCTAATGCGTTGGATAAAATTGGGTCAGAAAACTTCTCATGGATTTTATCGATGGTAGTTTCTTGAGTTTTATCAATGGTTGGCCCGGTGGGAGTTGCAACAGTACCAAGCTCATCTTTAAAGTATTCAGCAAATTTTGAATTTCTACTGTAAAGTTTATTGTATAATGATTTTAATTCACTTTGCGTAATGAATAATTTGTCGTGATTTTCCATTTTGGTAATCACGGCATCCATCGCAATAATGGTTTGATCATAGGGATGAGCCTCAGCCATTTTGTGTAGTTTTGCGGAAATAACTGGAATGGCAAGTTTCTCGCCCTTTTCCATTATCTGACTGAAGTGTCTTAGAATTCCAATAGCGTTTGCTACTTCATTATCTTTGTCGAGACTCATTTATCACCTATTTTTAGAATTAAAGTAATTCAGGGTATTTACTTAATACCTCTTTTTTAGCTGTTTCTGGTAGCTCAGAAAGTAATGCGGCAACTAATTTTTTGTTTGAGGCCAATTTCTTAGGAAGATACTTCTCAACAGAAACAAGTTCTGCATCTGGAATTCCAAGCTTCTGTGAAGCAACTTTAACAATAGGATCGCCTTTATAGAAAAAGTTCAAAACCTTTGCTACCTTGGCTGATGCATTATGTTTAAAATATTCTACTTGACCCAAACGCTTGTCTGCTTCTTCTTTGGTGTCGTAAGTGCCTAAGTTCTTACCTTCTTCAGATTGAACTTGCCATTTACCATTGGTTAAATGTTTTACAACCGCAGTCTTAACCATTGCATTCTTTTGCAAGATACTGGCTCCGCTTGACAAAATTACTTCCCAGCCATCAGCTACTGATGCGGTTTTCTTGTTGTCGGTTTCGTCGTATAGAGTGACAATGTAATCACCATCTTCAGCCGATTGAACTTGCCAAAGTGATGCGCCCTTGTCGGAATCCTTGAATCTAACAACATCAAAAGCTACAGTCTCGAGCTGATCTTTTACGTCGGCAAGCCTGTAAGATTTCTTTAATAACTTGTTCTCTAATTTAGTGAAATCTACTTTGAATTCTGACATTACGTCTCCGTGGAGTGAAATTTAGCTCTATATGATATAAATAATTATTGATAAAACGATGCCGTATTAGTAGTTTAGTATCAACTAATTGCTAAATTATTTTTAATATTCTACCATTTTTCGCTACGAATCTCCGCCATCTTGTCAAGAATTTCTTTAATTTTTTCGTCTTTCTCAATTATTTTCCAAAGTTTCTTTTTGGCGCCACCGTAAACACGTTTGCCATTTTTATAATCTACATTGCCATTCAATGACTTTGTGATACTGGATTGATTGACATTGAGCATCTTGGCAATTTCCATTTGTGTATAACCATCAGCATATAATCTGATTACTTCTTTTTGTCTATCAGTAAGTAAAGTATTTACAATTCTCCAAAACTCTACCTTTAAGTCATCTTCAAGAAGCATTAAGTCTTCATTGTATTGAAATGGATTAAGACGATTATAGATTGAATCTTCATTACAGAACGCCTCCATCATATCGTTTGAGCACACAGTCTCAAGCAAAACATATTGGTAGCGATCTGAACGATTTTGTCTTTTATTCATGCCCAACTCCATAAAATTATTCGCTAATGTATATTTGTATTCCTTACGCTAAAAGGTATGGAATCATTATCATTTTGCGAAAGATATTCGTAAATATCTTTATAACCTATCGGCAAATGTAAATTATGAACATTTGCAATGTTTCCAAACTTACTCATAGCTCTAGAGCTACCGACTTCACCACCTTCATCATTGTCGAATAGTATAAAGATATTCTTACTATATCGACAAATTAACGATAATTGATAGTCCGTTATGTTATTATTGCCCACCGCTACAAAATTAAAGTGACCTTTCTCCCTAGCCTTGATGACATCGAATTGACCCTCGACAACATAAGCTAAGTCTTTCTCTATAATCGACTGTTTTGCCTCATATAATCCGAATACGTGATTGCCCTTTTTGAAGAAAGTGTTCTTATATTTTGGTATCTTAGCAGCCTCTCGTTCTTGATCTGAGAGTAAAGTTCTGCCTACTAAGGCGATAATATTACCATAAACATCGCGATATGGCAAAATAAGTGGATGATTCTCAAAAAAAGAATTAAATACCTTCTTATAAGATACCGTTTCTTCAAGTATCCAGTGAGACAGCAACTGCGCTTCTTTTAATTTTTCTTCACTCACGAATGAAGTTAGTAGATTGATGTTATCGATTCCTGGGAAATATCCAAACTTAAATTCTTCTTGCATTTGCGGATTCAATCTAGAGTTCACATACTCTCGATATGGCTCAGCAAAAGGAGAATTATTTAATAGGTATCGGCAAGCATCCACAACATCGTCATAAGAATGGGATTTGTAAATTTTCTTAGATGACAAGATCGCCTCGCTTTATCCAAGCACCAATTATTTGTAAAATCGTATATTTGATGCTAGCCTCGGATTTGTTATTATGAAGCTGATTTATGTAATGCTTAGTCTCTTCATTTATTTCATTGAGCAAATCATATAAATTATCGTTTTTTAATTTCCAATCCAAAGGGTGTGGTTTAATATCAAATATTAAACAACCTCTATTAATACGAAACGTAATTTCTGGTAGTTCAGACATCCTTATCTACTTTCTTTAGCTGCGTCTTTAACATTCGCTTGAATGTCTCAGTGAGGTGCGCTAGAGGATCACCGCACGATGAACACACTATATCCGTGCCGTTGTCCACCGGTCTGTCCTCTTTTCCGCATTTTTGACACTTCACACTGAATGGAACCTTCTTAACCTCCCGATATTGTTTCAAAGCTTTTAGTTGCATCTTGATAAAATGATTTACTTTATCCAATTTTTTATTACAAAGACCGCAAAATACTTCTTCGGTTTTTGGATTTAGATAAGGGTCTACCGCCTTGTTACAGAACGGGCACAACATTTGAACAGCCATTTAATTCTCCTGATTCTTTAGGAATTTTATTAGTTTATCAGTCTCTGGTGGGTAAAGTACATATAGCTTAACTCGTTCATTACCGACACGATTAACACCTAAATTGGGTAGGATAACTTCATCCTTGTTTTTAGATTGTGGTGGAATTGTAATTGTCGTGATTCCATCTATTGTTGGAACGGTTACTTCAGTTCCTTCGAGCGCTTCCAATAGAGAAATTTTCTTTCCCGTTACTACATCATTCCCTTCAATTTTTAGAGTAACTGATTTTTCAACTTTGACATGCAAAATTACATCAGTGTATGCATCACCAATCATACCGTGGCCAGCGTAGTCACCGATTCCTACCAATCGTAAAACATCCCTTCCTTCATGAACCCCTGGTGGTATATTTGCCTCAATAGATATATTCGTTTCTAAAAACCCATCTTCTTTACACTTGACACAAGATTCATATTTCGTTGCACCACGACAGGAACCACACGCCCCTCGCATGGTCATATGGCCCTGGACCATCGTTATGAATCCGGTTCCTTTACATGGCGTGCAACCATTTGATACTTGTTTTTTACCTTGACCATTGCAATCGTCACATTTTGTTTTTCTACTATATGATAGAGGTTTTTGACATCCCAACACAGATTCACGAAAACTAATTGTCGTGTTTAGATGTTTATCTTCCACGATAATAGTTTTTCTATTGGAACCGCCCATACCGTGCTGGCGTAGAAGATCTTCAATGTTTATACTGAAACCATGACTGCTACTACTGTAGGTGTGGGCTGGAGCTTCAGTGGGACCAAATCCTTGACCCGTGGTTAGATACTGATAGGCCTCATTGACTTCCTTAAACTTTTCTTCAGCATCAGATTCTTTATTACGATCAGGATGATATTTAGCCGCAGTCTTCTTATAAGCCTTCTTCAAATCATCTTCAGATGTATCCTCAGTAGTTCCCAATACGGAGTGTGCTTTTGTTCTATCCATTATTCTTTCTTGCCTTTCTTTGCTTTTTTAACTTTTGGTTTTTTAATTTTTAATATTATTTTACCTGTGTGTACGTATGCACAATATAACGCGACTGCTACGCTGTCTGCCATGTCTTCTGAAACTGAATCAATATTTCCCTTCTTTTTATAAACATAAGGAAATGCAATTCCCAAATGGCTCGCGACAAGTTCAGGCATCTCTTCTTTTTTTGGTAGCACTGGCGTCTTTTTCAACCCATGACGAATCTGCATGACATTGAATAATTCTGGTGACTTGCTCAAATAATCATGTGCTAATAAGCCAATCATTCGATTAAAAACTGCCAAAGTAATAACCGTTTTGGCGCTGCTTTTATTTTTCATGAATTGAATAATATCTTCCACTGCAATATAATCTGGTTTAAAATCATCAATGATTTTTTTTATTATATTTTTCGTATGATAGAGTCTTTCTAATATATTGCCTTTCTTAATTGGCTTATGATAATTACATTTGATAAATTTAACATCATTAGTAGTATCATCGAATTCTAATACAGAGTAGCCGATGCAAGTACTGGAAATATCGAAACCTAATATTTTTTTAATCATAGTAGGTTATATATCAATAAAAAAGGCCACGAGTTTTGCTCATGGCCTCTGATATGTTTAATTTGAGAGATTAACTTGTTGCGGTTTCTTCGTTATACTCTGGGAAGATATCGTCAACGCCCTCAGTTTCTTGAGGAACGACATCTGGTGTCTTACGAGCGGTTGCCTTTCCACCTGACTTGCCGGCTGCTGCTGGCTTTGCTGGTGGAATGAATGGTGCAGCTCCTTCAAGAACATGATCGAGTCTCTTTTGAACTTGTTCAGGAGTTGGAGGAGTTACCTTGCGAGCTAGCTCTGCTGAGTTAGCGCCGTCTCTTGCCTTCTTAGCTTCAACAGATAATTCCTTGTGAGGAATTGGTTGAACCATGTAGTAACCAGTTGGGCCACCATTCTTGTTAACTTTGATGTTGATATCATAGTTCTTTGGATTGCCCCAGATTTCATCGTTTGATAATGCTTTGATCGCTGCATATACTTGATATGAAACGTCAAGAATTTTGTACTGATTGGTCTTGATTTCGATCACGCCAATAAACCATCTTTGGCCTGCCTTTAAACCTAAGTCACAGGCTGGGCAAGAACCTTTGCCATCGGGGTTTGAACAATTTACTTTTTGTCCGAAACCTTTAAGGTCATCAGCTTTCTTCACGCCCTTGTGAACGATGTATTGAAAAGCGTTTGTTACTAGTCTAACTACGTTAGAGCCGCTGTCTAATCTAAGCCAAAGATCCTTTGAGTTAGGTTGTCTACCACTAGTTGGTTCGCTTTCGTCGTCCCAAGATACTTCGCCATTTCCATATGTTGCCATTTTATTTTCCTTATGTCTAGCTACGCTAGTTTTAATTTGAATTACTACTACCTTTCTTTCTAATGTTGTTTCAGAACTTATCGAACTGAAAATTCAACTAATCTTGTTCTTGTATTATCTGATGTGCGTGTAAAACGAACGCTAATGCCTTCAGCACGAACTCTTCTAACTACTCTGTTAAGGACAACGCGCAATACGCTTGCAGAACCTGGCCAAAATGCTGGAACTGAATTACCTAACGAGGCTGTTAAAGCATTGTTAAGTTGTGTCATGGTTCCAACCCATGGTGTTGATCTGCGGGATACTAATCTTACGATGCCATTCACTACTAAATTTGATACTGTTTTTGCATTATTTGTTCTACTATTTAATGTCATTTTATTGCTCACTTTTTATATATTTTTAATTGTTTTTATTTTTTGCTTGCTGTTTTAAATACAAGACTTTTTACACTATGAATTGTGTGCCAAGGAATCCACATTTCGGTGATTTGAGTTGCGGTTGCGCTGGCAATCAGTTCTTTGTATCCTGTTACTATATCGTCTTCCGTGCTATCTGAAAAAAAACCTTTTACATGAATGAAATCGTTATTAAATGCAACCTGATCGAGTGCGATAAACATCCGATAAGTTTTTAATTTGGAGCCTAAATCTGGTAATATTTTCACTAAATATGAAGTTACCATTTTAGCTGGAGGTCCGTTAGGGATTCCGGGAATCCCTACGCTTACTGGAGACGTATCTTTAAAAGCGCCTACTGCGCCAACTGCTAAATCTTTATTCGTCATCATTATCCTCATCTACGTCGTTGGAATCATCCCAGCCCTTTATATCATCAATCTTTTTTACTTCCTTGGCTAATTGAACACCGCTTGCGGAAATAACTAAGTTCATTTGGTAGATTGATTCGTCACCGTCAAACAAGTGGTTTTTCTTAACCTTAGCGCGAGTTACGATTCCGTACTTGTATTTCTCGCCATCTTTCGTTCTTGTGAGATCTTGTTTTCTTGAAAGTTGAATAATTAAAGAACTTAAGTAGTAAAGGGTTCCACCGCCTTTTTCAATTTGAGAAGGGGCGCCCATACCAATGGAAACGTAAGTCTGGTTGATGACTAAAACCGCTATGCATTCCTCACCAGTTTCCTTATTCATGTATCTGTTCATGAGCTTCTGGAACTTGTGTATGGCGCTTCCGGTTTCCTTAGCAGAAACACCAGGCTGCATTGATTGATCTTCCGTATCAGCCTTATCTTCTGTTGAATTGAGAGTCGCGCCGACGCTATCCCAAACGATCAAAATCTTGATATCAGGGTCAAGTTCTTTCGCAGCATGAACGTAGTGTGCTACAGCTTTTGCACCGTCATTGATATTGTTAGAACGGACAAGAGCTAATCTGCTTGAATCTCCACCAATCTTCTTATCGAATCTGCCGACTTGGAACTTTCTTTCACTATCCCAAAGGATAACTAAGACATCTTGATCTTGCGCATACTTCATGAAGGACATTGCATGCGTTGATTTACCGCTATCTGCTTTACCGCTTATTTGCGTAACGATTCCGTATTTCAATCCTGGCAAGTGAGTTAATTCGTGCCAATGGTCTCCGCCCTGCCATAAAATGAAGTCATCATCAGTTGTCGCTGGAAGCGTGGCGCCTGTGCAAAGTTGTTTTGCTAGACCGCCTTCTTTTTTTGAATATGAAGTTTGTGCCTTTTTAACCAAAGCATCAATATCTAATTTTGCTAATTTACCCTTCTTGTCATCCTTTGCCATTTAACCCTCTTCTAATTTATTCGGACCATGCTTTATTTTTACCAATGTTTCTAAAGTATATATGTCCATCTTTTAATATCGCTAATAAGTTATTCAATTTTTTTAAATTGGATTCTTGTTTAGCATGTTCATTTTTAGCATCTACTATTTCTGGTTCTTTTGCAACGAAACTCGCAATCATATTTTCTGTTTTCTTTTCCGTGCCATTGACTTTAAAGTCATAATATTTTTCGGCTTCTATTCTTGATACTTCATTTTTTGCACCACGAGCTTGCATTTCTACCTCTTCGATATAAAATGCAAGTTTAAATTGTGCCACTAAAAATGAAGCGGCGGTTTTATCCGCCCTTTCTGAATCATATTTATCTCTACTTGCCGCATCGAGTTCTTCAAAACAGAACTCCATTGTGGGCTCTACATCTGAGTAATCTATCATTGGACTTCCTTACTTACTTAATTTTTCATCTAACTCTTTAATTTTATCTTCCATTTTTTTACATAGAACATCTACTTGATTATGGACTTGTCTTAAATGTTGGTTCTGCATTATACTCATGCAATATAAAAATATCTCTAAACTAACCTGTCTTTGAGATGGTGGCTTTAAAAATATAATAATTCCATCATTATCCGTTTCGAATAAATCGATGAAATAATCTTCACCCTTTTGATATGGTAGCTTTGTATAAGAGGCAATTATCCTTTTATACATGTGCCATTCATCTTCAGTTAAATCAATTTTCTTATTGTCTATGATACGAATTGACATTATTACCTTCTGATGAGACCGATACTACCACCGGATCGCATCGCGTTTGATGCTCTAGCCGATTTA